GTTTGAACGATGGAGGGACGCAGAAGGCTAACAGATCCCAGCGATTGGAAATGCTGGGTTAAGCAATAAGTCTTGAAGTGAGTTAAATGCTTGCTTCTAATAGGACAAGTTGTGATAAGTCCGAGGAGCTCGCCGAGGCCGACTGCGGTTCCGTCATCGTCTCCATCCAGGTCATCAACGACCTGGTGATCCCCTACCTCGAGCGCTTCGCCACCGACGAGCAGAAGAAGAAGTACCTCGCTCCGCTGTGCTCCGGTGAGAAGATCGGCGCCATCGCCATGACCGAGCCGGGCGCCGGCGCCGACCTTGCCGGCATCCGCACCACCGCGCTGAAGAACGACGAGGGCAACTTCGTCCTCAACGGTTCCAAGACCTTCATCTCCAACGGCGTCCAGGCCGACTTCACCCTCGTCGTCGCCATCACCGACTTTCCGACATCCACATCCAGCGCAGGGCGACTCCTGCCTAACCGAGAGGGATCATCACATGATCGACATCATCTCCACCTTCGCCACCGCCATCGTCAACCTCGTCTCCGGCGGTATCACCGGCTTCGTCGACGCTGTTGCCGGCATCTTCGCCTAAGACTCGCTGACGAAACCCCGTCGTCGTCCACTAGGCGGCACGGGGTTTTTCCATGCCCCCAGTAGGACCGGAAGCAGATCCAGACCTGGCCACATCCGCCGGAGGCACCAGCGACGTATCCACCCAACCAACCGTCGCCGCCGCCACCGCCGCCACCTGGAGCGGCACCGGATGCGCTCTCCTCCATCCAACTCCCCCCGGACTCATGCCTGGGATGACTGCACCAGTGCGCTGCACGAAGTGGTGTCGTAATCCCCGCCGCGACCATCGCCGCGTTGAATGCGGGAAGAAGCGCCTCATAGCGTGCGAGGCTCAGTGCCCCGCCCATTGCTTTAGATAGTGCGCCTGCGTCCACCTACCAGCGTTCCACGCCACACTGTGCGCCAGGCTCGATCGGGGACCCGTCTGGCCACACGCCACCAGGGTAGAACTGCTCCGGGGGGACCCAGGTGGAGCAGTCAATACCGGGCGCTGCCGGGTGGATGATATTGCCGATGAACTGCGTAACACAGTCCATCATGTCCTGAAAAATATTAATCATGTTGCTCCTTAAAGAGTTGGTGCTTCGGTGTAGTACAGACCAGCGGAGAGAACATGTGTCCCACTGTTGTATCCGGGATTGAATTTAATCGCTACAGTTCCGGTATCCTCGAAAGGCTTAGACACCATCACCGGATACTCGTGGGTGCCCGTAGCAATAGCATAAGGCCCAGTAATCGACCATGTGTAGCTCGTACCACCGGACCTGAGCTCTTGGATTTGGAACGAACAGTTCGCTGGATTCCCCGAAGTGTAGGTGTACTTCATTGCCAGCAGATACCGTTTATCGGTCCCCAGCTGAACCGAATTCATGAACTGATCTGCAGCAGGGGCGTTCCATGCAACAGTTTTAGGCGAGCCAGAGACTTTCGTCCAGGTGAGCCCCCCGCCCAGTTTGCCCACAAGTTCTGTTGTAATAGCCATTTAAACCCCCGTAATCTTCGACAGTTCCATGGTGGTCTCATTCAGCCACCAATCACCAACGACCGCACCCGCAATGGTGGACGGTGCCGCACCAGCGCCGGAGAACAAAGCTGGGCGATTGTTCATCGCGGACGTTGCAGCCTTAGCTGCGAGTGCTGTATTCAGGCCGTCAACCTGCACCATGGTATGCGTGTGCTCCCGGTCAGCCTTCCCCGCAATCTGGGAGGTGAGGACCGCGCCCATGTCCTCCTGCGCTTCGAGAGCGTCCGCAATCTCCTTCAACGTGTCGAACTTCTCCGGGGCGTCGCGGGTGAGTTCGTCGACCTTCTCGATAACCGCCCGGACCGCAGCACCATCCGACGCGTCCGCCGCAGCCTCCGCCCGGTCGGCCTCAGTCGTCGCACGGTCAGCCTCGGTGGTCGCACGGTCCGCCTCACTGGTGGCAGTGGACGCCGAACCCTCAGCGGTGGTCGCGGACTGAGCGGCAGCCACCCGGTCATCACCGGTCGCCACCCGGTCAGCGGCCGTCGCCACACGATCCGCGGCCGTGGCTGTAGCATCCGCCGTAGTCTTCACCCGATCCGCGGCCGTTGCCACAGCATCAGCACGTGCAGCATCCGCCAACCCCGAAGCTGCCGAAGCCTGACCAGTCGCCCGATCCGCCTCCGACCCCGCACGGTCAGCCTCAGTCGTCGCACGGTCCACCTGATCGGTGGCCGTCGCCGCCGCACCGGTCGCGGTGGTCGCCGCAGCCGTCGCCTGACCCCGAGCGTCGAGAACAACCTCAGCGGAGCCGACCCGGTCCGCCCCAGCCTCCGCACGGTCGGCGGACGCCTCAGAAGCGGCGGCAGACGATTCAGCTGCTGTCGCAGACTCCCCCGCCACCCTCACAGCCTCACGCGCCGCGGCGTCCACCTCACCCACCGCAGACGCGGCCGCCTCCGCACGACGGATAGCATCCTCCGCCGCACGGGACATCGACTTCACATCAGCGATCACCGCCTCGATTTCCGAAGTGTCCATCGTCGGAAAGCCCGACGCGGACAACAGCGTCGTCAGGTCAACGTCACCCTCCGACAGGTCCACGACCACCGAGGGAATGACCACCGGCGTGCCGTTGTAGCCCACGTCGAAAGACGCGACCCACCACAGGGGCGTATCCCCCACCCACGACACCAGAGACTGGCCAGGGCCACCCTCCACATCACCGATCTCACTGACGGTTCCGCTGAGCGAGACGATCTGCCCCTCCGCCACCAGAGCCTTCACCGGCTTAGCCGACACCAGCCGAGACGGCTCATCGGCCCGCCCCTGCGTCATCCCCTTCGGCCACCGCGGCGTGAACGTCACCGTCCCCGACAGCGGCACCTCATCCAGGTCATGGTCTACATCGCGTATCTGGTCCTCGATCAACAGCGTGTACCGGCCCGTGACCGTCGCATACTGAAGCGCCATGATTCCTCCTATCCCTCGTTCTCGGTGGATTCCTCGCCACCGGTGGCAGCACCCTCGATGTACTGGCTGCTGATGTTCTGCGCCGTCAGACGGCACCACTCCGGACCTCCCAGCCACGGAAGCCTGGTCTGAGGCGATTCCACTTCAATTCGCACAGTCACGGGAGCAGTCTTGATCTGGAGGGATCCGCGCATGAAATTGTTCGTCCGATACCAGGACGCAGTACCGCCAGCGACAATGTCCTTCGAATGGAAGTTGATCGCAGCGGCGATGGATTCGCGGGCCAGCTCCTTACCATCCACGTCGGTAGTAATCATCCGCAGGTACGGGACCGACCACCCGTCCTGTGCCGCCCATGGATACGAAAAGAATCCACTGGTCATTCGGAGACTAATGTCCCATGTTCCGGTAACTCCGAGGACCAGTCCACCACCCTCCGCTATCGTGACATTTCGGCTGTAGCCGATAAGTTCCGTGAACGGAGCGCGACCAGATCCGGTAATCGCCCGATCGTTCGGGCCAGAGACCGGGCAGAACGCCGACCCGTAATTCAGCAGGCCCATCAGCCGGGACACGTCCACCGCCCGACCCGTTGCAGAACCCACATCGTCACCGATGGACAGCACCCGACCATCATCGAACTGATCCGTGGGCGTGCCCCAGAACCGCTCCGGCCACCTGGGCATATCGTTGCTGGCCATCTAGACGCGCTCCATCCTGATCCGCAGCGACGACCGACCATTCCCAGCCACCGACCACGCCGCGCTGATACCCGCCGACCGGACCGCCACGACATGGATCGTGACCTCAGTGTTCGGCTCGATCACCCCGGCAGTCTCGCCGCCCGGCTGATCCGGGGTGAACGCCACATCCGAATACGCCTCGAAGTTCACGTGCTCCCAGCCACCACTCTCCATCGCCCCGAATGCGGCACCGACCAGAGCACCATTGTCCGGGTCATTCAGCCGCAGCTGAACATCCACCGTCTGCCCCGGCAGGCTCGACACCTCCACACCGCCGGCAAAATCCAGGCGGTAGCGGTACGGCATCGCCGGGATACTGATCGCCGTGATGATGTGCTTCGTCGCGTTCAGGCCAGCGTTGAACGTCGCGAACGCCGAAGACGGGACGTTGAGCATCTGGGGGCCGAGGAATCCATTCTTCCACTGCATCTTCCCCGACGGCTCATCGAAGACGAGGATTTCCCCGTCCTCCGGACCGCCCTCAATGTCCGGGCTGGTGAAGATCGACCCGGCCGGGCCAGTATCCCCCTTGTCGCCCTTCGGCAGCTTCGGCAGGTCCAGCCCGATGCTGTAGATGCCCTCCTTCTCGGAGCCGACCACCCGCGTGCCGAGAGGCGCGTCCAGCGTCTCCCCGTCGACGGTGACAGTCCCGCCGGTGAGGATCGGCGGTGGGCCCTGCGGACCCTCAGCGCCGAAAGCGTCCTTACTGATGATGAACCGAGTGCCGGACCACACCCACATATCGTTGTCGTCGCTGTTCCGGTACGCCCAGTTCTTTTGATCCGCAGACAGGGCCTCACGCAGCGCCGCGAGCTCCGCCGCCGTCCGATCACCCTGAAAAATGAACCCCGGGCCTGGATCACCCTTCTCCCCCTTGAACGCCGGCAGGGCAAGCCGAGACCGGCCCGCAGACCCATCCTGCCCCGCCGACACCGTCAGATACGTCTTCTCCAACGGCGGCTGCGACGGATCCTGCCGAATCCCGTAAATATCCAGCCGGGTCTCCAAGCTCCCGATGAAATCCTCATCCAGCCCAGCCCTAGTCCTCGCCATGATCATTCACCTTTCGTCGCAGGTCATTCCACGTCTCCGACACGTCCTCACCCAGGGCCACCACCCCGGTAGGCTCATGCGTCATCTTCACCACCGCACCGTCAGCCAAGGTCTCCACCCGAACCTCCCCAGCCTCCGGAGTCGGCATCACCTCACCGCGGGGTGTCCACCGGCCGGTGTCCCACACTTCACCGGACTGCCACCGGAGCACAGCCTCCGCCAGGAGCTCAGCAACCCCCGGGTCGAGGCGCCCCGTCGTACCGTTCGCCAGGGGCGCGGCGGTCAGGAACCGGCCCAGGGCCTCAACCCTCGGCCGCAGTTCCGCCGAACGGTCCTCTACTGCACCGCTAGCCTGTTCACCCATCCAGCAACCTCCCTGATCTTCCCCAGAGCAAATGCCCCAGGCTCCGACGGTTCCGGCGTCCCGAGGGTCAGTACCGGCTGACCGCCTTCCGTGAAATCCACCCCGCCGAGGGTTTCCACCTCGGCGGTGCCGTCCTCGTGCTCCACCGCGACCGGCCAGCCGACACGCAGGTGCCGACCGAGCCAGTACGGGGCACCGTTCGTCACCTCGATCTGGCGACTGATCCGACCCCGGTTCGCCCACCGGTCTGACTTCGCGGTCTCGGCGGCTTGCAGGGTCAGGGCCGTGGTCTGCGACCCGGCGAAACTCTCACGAAGACGCCACCTCCCGGCTTCCCCTGCAAGCGCCCGGTCCTCGATCGAGTGGTAGGACAGCACCCGGTTCTGGGTCAGCTTCTCGAGGAAGCCTAGCTTCAGGCCGGGAATACCGATCGCCGTGCCGATCGCGGACACGCCGGCGGACACCAGATCGGCGGCGATCGTATTCACCCAATCCGGAGACTTCCCACCCACCGTGCTCCGAGAGCTCGTGGGGTAGGTGATCGTCTTCGTCGCCTTATCAATCGGAGACCACTGCCCCGCCCTGTAGATCGGGATCCCCGCGGTCCGCGGATCCCCCGCCAGCGTGTCCAACGCCGACTCGCCCGGCTGCAGGATCGGATACATGATCCAATCCCACATGTCATCCACCAGGTGAATCACCTGCCGGATCGCACCATCCACCAGCGTGCCAGTGAACTGAACCGCCCCGGGTTTAATGGAGGGAACAGGATTGCAAAGGAGCAACCCCATGCCCTCGAAGTACACACCCGAACTCAAGACCAGGGCCATCGAACTGGTCCTGCACGCACAAGCCGACCCCGACACCGCCCGCGGCGCAGTCTCCCGCGTCGCCGACGAACTCAACATCTCGCGTGAAACCCTGCGGATCTGGGTCCGCAAACACAAGGAATCCGGAGCGTCCACCCCGACGGAGTCGGTGGACCTGGAAGCAGAAAACCGCAGGCTGCGCAAAGAACTCGCCGAATCCCAACGCGCCAACGAGATCCTGAAGAAGGCCTCGGCTTTCTTCGCGGCGGAGCTCGACCGCCCACACAGGTAGTCGTCGACTTCATCGACGACAACCGTGCTCACTACGGGGTCGAGCCGATCATCCGGGTGCTGTCAGACACACCCGCCCGCATCGCCCTGAGCACGTACTACGCCGCGAAAAACCGACCTGCCTCCGCCCGGTCCGTCCGGGACAACGAGATCGCCGCTGCACTGCACCGCATCTACACCGACAACTACTCCTGCTACGGCGCGAGGAAACTGTGGGCAGAGATCAACCGGGAAAAACTCTTCGGCCACGTCGCCCGCTGCACCGTGGAACGGCTCATGGTCCGTGAAGGCATCCGCGGGATCCGCCGACGGGTGAAGAAACCGTCGACACGCAGTGCCGACGCCGATGAGTGCCCGGAAGATCTGGTCGACCGTGACTTCACCGCCGTGCGGCCGAACATGCTCTGGGTCGCGGACATCACCTACATCCCCACCCGTGCCGGGTGGGTGTACGCCGCATTCGTCCTGGATGCGGCGACCCGGGAGATCGTCGGCTGGCAGGTCACCAACCACCTGCGGGCCTCGTTGGCCCGCGATGCGTTGGACATGGCCCTGTCGGCCCGTCTTCGGGCCGGTCAGGACGTGTCCGGGTTGATCCATCACTCGGACCGCGGAGTTCAATACCGGTCGGTGGCCTACGGCAAGTCGTTGGCGGACTCGAAGGTCGTCGCATCGGTGGGGTCCACCGGTGACTCCTACGACAATGCGATGGCTGAGGCGTTGAACTCGGTGTTCAAGGCTGAGCTGATTGACCGGCGGACCTGGCCGGCGTTGACGGACGTGATCGTGGAGACGTCGAAGTGGGTCGGGTGGTACAACACCCGGCGACTGCATTCCGCGGTCGGCTACGTGCCACCGGTACAGGCTCACCGTCAGCTGCTCGACAAGCAGGCCGTCGCGGCCTGATCAACAGACAAACGACCCTCTACAAAACTCGGGGCTTGACAGTCACAACCGAATGCTAAGATGTGTCTAGCGCAAGCGTGCCCCCGATCTTCACCGGCGACGGTGAGGATACGGGGGCATTGTCATGCGCACACCCCGGCCGCACATCTGGCGGTGACACGACCGGGGCCCTTTCGGGATGTTGTGGTGACTCGTCCGGTGACGCGCCGGCGACGGGGAGTTGGGAGACGCCCCCGCCGACGCAGATCCGCACCGGCCACCACACGACGTGGGCAAACTTTCGCAATCAGCGAGGCCGATAGGTAACATCGACTACGACGAGCCTCCGCAGCCCGTCATCAAAAAGGTAGAAGCGCCGCACCAACCGCCAAGTAGATGCGACGCTTCCGAGACCGCTAGAACGATGCCCAGTCCCAAAGCTTGTGAAAAGCCTCCACAAGCAATTTGGACACCGTTCCCGCCAGGACCCGCACTGTGAACTCACTCTTCACGGTGCGGGTCTTCTCCTTGCATGAACAAGATCCTGCCACCTGCGATCTCACCTCCTCTCCACAATGGAGGTGGGCCCTCAAGGATGGATGAAAACCCCGTCGGCCCCCACTGGCGGTGGAGACCACACGAGGTCACCGCTTCGAGAAGGCGCACACAGTAACCCCGGCAGGGTACTGAGTGCTCACAGCATTCTATCTGACAGGGGTGTCATTCATCCCGCCGTACCCGAGGGTTCAGAAGGTTCGGGTCACACCTCGGTTCGTGGTCCAGTGACCACCGCAGCAGCCACTACAGTGGCACCCCCCTCCTATCGGACCCTGACGCTGCGACAGCCCGGACCAACACCGGGACGAACCACACGGACCCTCTAGACAACGCGACCCACCCTCTACTGTCAGACACGCAGGGCAACCCCGCCCGCAAAATCGACAGGAGAATAAGTGGCAAAGAAGATCCACTACCCAATCCACGAACACGACGACCCGGTCCTCGCAGAACGGATCGACATCAGGACATGGGACATCGAGGGAAGCGTGGACGACGAAAGGCTCTCCTCGCAGCCAGCCCTCACGATGTTCTACGAAGTGACGCCTCGAGTCCGCGATGACTGGAAAGATCGGCAGGCACGATCTGCCGCGGACCCGAACGCCTTGGTCGCTGCCGGAACGCACCGCCTCGAGATCATCCGAGACAAGGACAGCCTCGACAGCTTCTGGGAACAGCACCCCGCCTGCACCATCTACGAGACGCAGTTCGGCGGAGCCTTCCGCAAAGGCGACCTCCCCTTCCACTGGGGCGGGACCATGGCGCCGGGGAAGGGCATCCCGATGGATGAAGAGCATGCCGTCTACTGGTTCCCCTACTTCGGAGCGGTGCCGGTGAGTGACTAGGAGGTGACGGGCCGATGGCACTGAAGATCGTGATCGGCCCTCCCGCCGCAGGGAAGAGCACCTACATCCGGGAGCACCGGAAACCCGGCGACATCACCATCGACTACGACGTGCTCGCCAACGCCCTATCCGGTCTCGCACCCGCGAACCACGAGCACACCGCCACGGTGAAGAAGATCACCAAGGCCGCGAGGGACGCAGCGATACGCGAGGCCCAGAAGCACGCCACCAACACAGATGTGTGGATCATCCACTCCACACCCGCGCAGTCCACCCTCGACCGCTACAAGCGCGAGGGAGCACAGATCCACGTAGTCGACCCAGGCAAAGACATCGTCATGCACCGCATCAAGCACGAGCGACCCGGCCACATGCACGCCGTCGCCGCACGCTGGTACCAACAGCAGGACGACAAGGAACGACAGAAGCAGGCACACGAACGCGGATATGACTGGAACCACCGCCGCAACCGCCAACGCCTCCTCTACAACCTCGTAGACGGCACACCATGCCCCTTCTGCGGCAAACCACTCCACAAGAACCCCGCACAGAACTTCGACGGGGCGGCCCTCGAGGCCGACCACACACGAGACCTCAAGCACCACGGCCAGAACCCCGCCGACCGCCTACTCCACCGCACCTGCAACCGCAGCCGAGGAGACGGCCACGACGAGCGCTCACCACTACGGGAGAACGCCACGACCCGGGAGGGAAAGCCGGAGGCCCCCACCGGGTGGGACTGGCTCGGGTAGTAGACCTGCTGCACGGCGGGCTTCGAACCTGCTGCACACCGAGATTGAAAATCAGAAAACCTCAGAATCTTAGAGGGGTAGGCCCGGCCACTCGGCCCCGCCTCCCCGCTGAGTGGCACTTTTCTTCAGGGTCCTCAAAGTTACGGGTCTGAATCACGCTCAGGAGGTCTCATGACGTGGGAAAACGGTGATGATTACGACGACGGGGGTCAGAGACTCTTCGATTCACTGTCAGCTCCGACTGACGATGGTTCGACTCGCGCTCTGATCGTGGAGGCGTGTCGGGCGAAGGATCGCCTGGATCGGCTTCACAGGATTGTTCGGGGTGATGAGGACACGTGGACGCGGGTGTTCACCGGCGAGGGTGAGCTCGTGTTGAAGCTCGACACTGCGGTCAGTGAGGTTCGTCAGCTCTCGACGGTGTTTCGGCAACTGCTGACTGAGATTCAGAGGAGGCAGGGCAATGGTGGAGGTGCTGACGAAGAGGACGGACTCGCCGGCCTGTGAGGATTGGCCGTCGTTGGAGGGCCGCCAGGACCCGGAGGTTCTGATCTCGGCCGGCAGTGGTGGTGAGCACGGGGACAAGGCGATTGAGTTGGCTCGTCGCTTCGGTGTCCGGCTGATGCCGTGGCAGGAGGAGCAGGTGCGCCTGTCGCTTGCGACGGATGAGGATGGCCGGTGGGTGCATCAGGATGTGGTTCTGATCTGCCCGCGGCAGAACGGCAAGTCTCTGATCCTCGAGGTGATCATCCTCTACCGCCTATTCATCCTGCATCAGCAGATCATCTTCACGGCGCAGCAGTGGCGGACGGCGAAGTCGATCCGGAACCGACTGTGGAAGCGCATCAAGTCGCGGAAGTGGGCGGAGCGTCGACTGGTCCGCAACACGGCGTCCGCCGGTGAGGCTGAGATGGAGACCAGTGACGGGGGGAAGGTCCAGTTCACGACCCGATCGAACGACGCGGGCCGTGGCTTCGACCAGATAGATCTGCTGCTCCTCGATGAGGCGTACAACCTGGAGGCCGGCGAGCTGGACAGCATCACGCCGATCCAGTTGGCGGCACCGGATCCGCAGACGTACTACACGTCCTCGGCGGTGAATCAGTCTCGGCATCCGAAGGGCGTGGAGCTGTCTCGGGTCCGTGACCGTGCTCTGGCCGGTGAGGCTGAGGGCATGCTCTACTCCGAGTTCCGGGCGCCGGAGGGGGCGGACCCTGCTGACCCGGAGACATGGAAGCTGGCGAACCCGTCATACGGTGTCGTGGCGACGGAGAAGAAGGTTCAGTCGCTGCGCTCGAAGTTGACCGAGATGGGTTTCGCTGTGGAGGTCCTCGGTTGGGGCGAATGGTTCGTCACGGTCGGTGAGCAAGCGCAGGATTTCGTGTTCGACCCGGACCGGTGGCAGGCGGCTACGGCGTCGGTGCCGATCGCGGGCAACACGTGCCTGGGTATCGCTGTCGCCCCTGAGGCCGCTGGCGTTGCCCTGGTCCTCGCGGTTCGCACCGGAGCCGGTGTGCACCTCTCGCTGGGGCCCGTGTCTGAGTTCGACCGGTCGGCGGTCGTCGCCGCGGTGAAGACCACGGTGGATGCTGTGGACCCGCTTGCTGTGGTCGTGGATCCGAAGGGCCCGTCATCGACGGTGCTGGACCCGCTGGAGAAGACCGGGGTGGAGCCGGAGTGCTTGAACTGGCCGAAGGTCGTGGCGGCAACGGAGCTGCTCCTCACGCTGATTGCTGAGGGGTCGGTGACGCATGATGCGGATCCGCGGTGGGTGGAAGCCGTGGAGGTCGCGGAGTTCCGTCCTGGGATGGAGAAGGGCCGGGCATTCAAGGAAGTGCGTCCGGTCGTGTCGGTGCTTGTCGCGGCGGCGTTCGCCGTGTGGGGGCTGACTGAGTTCGAGATCCCGGAGGAACCGGGTGACGTCAAGATGGTGAGGAGGTTCGTTGGGCATGTGGAATCCGTTCCGGCAGCGCCGGTCGCAGCAGCGGCTCAGTCGCTCGCCTTCTGATCTGGGGTCCGGGTGGTCGCCGGAGTTCGGTCATGCTTTGTCGTCCCCGTCTGGGCGGACGGCGGAGGATAACTGGGATTTGCGGTTCCCGGCGTCGACGAGTGTGTTCGCGAAGATGGGGCGTGAGGATGCTCAGGTCACGTCGATTCTGAAGGCGATCGGTTTGCCGATTCAGCGTGCTGATTGGCGACTGGATCCGAATGGTGCGCCTGCGGAGATCGTGGCCCTGGTCGCGGATGATCTTCGTCTGCCGGTGCTGGGCGATGATGCTCAGAAGCCGGTGGGTCGTCGGCGGGGTCGTGTGTCGTGGAGTGAGCACCTGCAGCAGGCCCTGTTGTCGCTGCAGTTCGGGTGCATGTTCTTCGAGCAGGTCTATGCTGTCGGTCCGGACGGGCGGAATCATCTGCGGAAGCTCGCGCCCAGGTTCCCTGGGACGCTGACGAAGATCAACGTGGCGGCGGACGGTGGCCTGGAGTCTGTGGAGCAGCAGGGTGTGTCGGTGGGGAAGGCGCGGGCCGAGTCCGCGACGATCCCGGTATCGCACCTCGTGGCTTACGTCCATTCCCCGACGGACACGTCGTGGACCGGCACGTCGGTGCTGCGCCCGGCGTACAAGCACTGGAGGATGCGTGACGATCAGCTTCGTCTTGAGTCGCAGGTGCTGGAGCGCAACGGCATGGGTGTGCCGGTCTATGAGGGGTCCGCGCTGACGAATGATCCGGCTGGTGATCTGAAGCACGGTCAGAAGATCGCCTCGGAGCTTCGGGCGGGTACAGCGTCGGGTGCGGCGACTCCGGCCGGGGCGTCGCTGAAGATCCTCGGGGTGTCTGGCCAGTTGGTCAGTCCGGCTCTTCGTCTTTCAGAGTGCGTCAACTACTCCGCGCAGC